AAAAACTAACTGTTTGCGGTTAACCGGTATTTTTTTAAGCATATCTTTATTTTGTAAATAAGCTGTTTTAGCTTCTAAAGCTAATGGAGAACCTCCTTTGTATGTAGGTTTTATAGAATTTGATTCATTTTCTTTACCTTTCATTGCATCAACTCCTAATCTATCTTTTCCAAAATTACCATCCTGGGTATTAATGTTAGAAACTTTTTCTTCAGGACGGCCCATTTCTTTTTCATTATACCCTGCAGGTACATTATCAGGTTCATCATAATATCTTCCTTTACCATATAGTGAAGCTAAATCATGGGGGGTGCCATAAGATTCACCTGACTCTACTGGGTCGTTTCCTTCTGCTTCTAGTTGGGCATTGCGGAATTTACGTTTAGAATCTTCTCTAACTAAATCTCTAAATTCATGGTATTCTTCTTCACTAAAGTGGAAAAGATGATCATAAATAAAGTCAGTTGGGAATAATTTAGTTTCCATCATTTGGGACGCTAAATCAACTTTTTCTTTCATTAATGCTACTCTTTCTTGATCATAAATTATCGAAGGAGTAGTTAAATTAATTTCAAAATTTACTAAATCATCACCATCATATCCTTGAGTGTAAAGGTGAACAACCGCAATTTTATATAATTCCGAAAGGATAATTCTTTGGATACGCTCAACAGTACGAGCAAATCTAATATCTTCTGCTGCTAAAGTAGCTTTACCATCTGTGTTTTCATCATATCCCAAAAATGCTTTGGGTACTTTAAGAGCAGCAAATAATTTATCTCTTAAGTATACAACATCTGTAATACCATCATATTGTAATCCTGGGGTTGTTTCAATTTTAGTAGAAGTGTCATTACCTCTAACAGGGATGTAAAAGTCTTCTAACATGTTTTGCATGTTATATTTTAAATTATAATCACCTGTGTTTTGGTCAATGTAAGGAGTACGCTTCATTTTAGAAATGGTTTTCTGCATGAAGTTTTCTATTTCGGCAGGTGGTATAGCACCAACATTGATATAAAAAATACGTTTTTCAGGGGCACGTACAATTCTATGTACTAACATAGCATCCTCTGCTAGCACATATTGTTTAAATAATTTACGAGCGGGTTCAATATAACTTCTACCATATGGAAGATAATTTACATCCGAAAGGAGTCTAAAGTGAGCTATTTCATAATTATCAAAATAAATAGCTCTAGGATTTGAACTTTTACCTCCACCACTTCCTAAACCGCCAAAATATCCCCCATATTCTCCTCCTCCACTTAACCCATCAGGATCAAATTTAAATTTAACTTCTACTTGGTGGTTATTAGTTTCATTAATTTTTTCTTCTCTAATTATATTATAAGCAGTATAAGGAATTACGTTATAAACACCAAAATCCTCTGCTATTTCTAATTTTAAGAAAAAATCCCCATACTTACACATTTGGCGAATCCACATCCAAAGATTAAATTCAATATTTAAAACATCATAAAATAGGTTATAAAGAATTTTTTGAAGATTTTCATCTGAAGATTTAATTTGCAGGACTTCACCCATTGTGTTTTTAAGGGTTGATTCATCCGCTATAATATCTAGAGCTGAGGCAATAATAGCATCAGTATCCATAGCTTCATAGTCTGAATATAGTTGAGTTCTTAATGTTTGATAATTAAGAGCAGGATTATAAACTGGCATTTGGTTAGTAGTATACAGTCTATTGTACCTATCTACCATTGAATTAGTTTCAACTTGTCCTGTTTGTTGATATTTACTAAAGTCTAATGTCTTTAGTTTACTACCTCCTACATTACGAATTAGAACGTCTGTGGAAAATAATCTTCTTAATCTTGTAAATACTGTTGTATCAGCCATAGTATATTTTTATATGCGAATAAATATTATAAAAGCCAGCTAAAATCCTCAGTTCCACCTTTCCCATTATCCATATGATATGGATTATCTTGACCTGTAGAAAAATAAGCACCCTGGTAGCTAGTTGTTGTTTTATGGAATGAACCTAAAGCAGCTTTTGTAATATCTAATCCGTGTTGTCTAAATTTAAGAGCAGTATCTCTAACATACAACCCTATTCCAAAACTCATTATTAAATCATCATTATAACCTTGTTGAGCCTCTGCTCTGCCATATTTCCAAACAAAAGTTTTCATTTCTTCTAATAAACGTTTTGATTGGATAGTAACCCCTTTATCAGCTACATATTCTTGGAATTTTCCTATAACCATAGGACGAGTTCTAGATGACATTGTAAAACCAGCAGTCATGCTGGAATCATTTTCATAATTTGCTAAATATGAATCTACACTAATATTGTCAGCTTTAGGTGAGTAATATAAATTAGGATAGTTTTTCTCTATAATAGTTTGAATGGTACTCCATCCAATATTAGCATTTTCAACTGCAAGTAGGGCATTATTATACTCGGTAGCCATAGCTACTAATATATTACCAAAATCTTTAGTACCTATTTGCCCCTTATATTCACCTACTTGGGTAGCAGATTCTACATCAAAAATATGAAATGCTGAGTAGTCTTTTCCATCACCCCGAGCAACGTCTGCTGAAATCATATATTGCCTAGTATAATCAGCAGGTTGCCAAATCCATAAATTCTGGTCGACTCCTCTTCTTTCTAATGGTTCTACAATAGTAGTTTTTTCTATAAATTCTAAATATTCAGGGTAAAATACTATATCTCCAGAAGTACTAAAATCACAGTCACACTCTTGTGCTGCCATTCTAGGATCTCCTAACAATTCATCTTGTCTATCTCTCCACTCTTGATCACGCTCAGGGTGGACATACCAAGGTAGTTTAATAGGAAGAAATTCATTTTCTTTAGCCTCAGCTCTAGCCCAAGTTTGATGAAACCAATTACCTGTACCATATGGAGTAGATAATGCTATACAACCACCACCTGTAGCAAGAGTTTGTTGAGCCGAAGCCCAAATTTCACCAATATTTTCAATAAAAGCAGCCTCATCAATTATTAAAAGAGATACTGCTTCTGATCTACCCGCATCACTTGATGCTGAAGTAGCTTTAATTTGGGATCCATTTTGTAATCGAAGGGCTAGTTTATTATTTTCTTCAAATTCTACTTTAAGCCACGAAGGTAAATTTTCATACATAAATTTAACTTTAGTAACCATATTTTTAGCAGTTTCCTGCTTAGTAGCTATACAAAGAACATTTTTATCTTTATGAAAAGTCATTAACCATAAAGAATAACCTGCAGATAATGTAGAGATTCCTAATTGACGAGATTTAAGAATAATAGAATAAGGATTGTCTTCAAATAATTTAAGTACTTTTTCTTGAAAAGGATATAAATGAAAATTAATTCTACCCCTTTGGGGGTGTTGAATCATACAGTACTTTTTCATAAAGTGAATAGGATCCTGAGCACATTTAAGATACTCTTGTCTTATTATCTGTTTTAGATCACTCATTCAGGGAGTGTATAATCAAGTGCTTGAATTAAAAGTACAGTACTTAAAAACCCAGCGGCTACTCCCACTGAGGGTTTGTTGTACCATTTATCTACTTTATCTAACCTATCTAAATGGAGTTGAATTTGTTCATTTAGAAGATAAATTTCTTCATCTTTAAATTTTATAACTAAACTATCTTGTTCAACAAGTAATTCATATAATTTTATAGTCTTTTCTAAATCTAAAATTAAACTAGTTTTTAGTGAATCTTGAACTTCAAGAGTGTCTAAGGCTAATAAAAATTCTTCAAGTTCTATTTCAGGGATTTGAAGAGTATCTTGTGAAAAACAAAAACTAGGCACACATAACATTAATATAATTAATATGTGTTTCATTTTTTAGTTCTATATTTTTTCTTAAAATCACTAGTAGTTTTTTTAGCATTAGTAGTTGATTTAACTTTTGCTTTAGTTTTACTAACTACTTTTTTTTGTTGAGTAATTTTATCTTTAACTACTTTTTTATTAGCTTGAACTTTTTTAGCCTTAACTTGGACTTTTTTAATTTGAGTCTTATTTTCTTTAACTTTTTTGTCGTGCTCTTTTTTCTTTTGTGTAGACGCTATTGCAGCGGCACCTCCAAGTACTGCAAATAACCCTAATATCAATTTAAATAATTTCATGTTAATAAATATTAAAATTGAACGGTTTTTATTATTTGTTCAATACGTTCTTTAGTTGTTCCCTTAAGAGTATAAACAATAGGGCGGTGTTTAAGTAAAAGTTTTTGAATTTCTTTATCAATTTGGTGTCTATAATCGGCATTAGTTTCACGAATTCCATTATCTTCAATATCTATTCCATCAGGAGATATATAAAAAATATAATCATATTGAGAAACAAAACGTTTAGCATAATCTTCAAATTCATCACTATCTATGTAACTTACTTTTTCAGCACAATTAGTAAAAGCCATAACATCAATAATTGTACGATCAGTAATTAAACAGTTTTGCATTAATTCTGTTACACGTTCTGCTAAAAATATAGTTTGACCTTCAATTGTAGTTTCATGGTTTAAGGGAATACCCAATGAATTAAGATATTTACTACGCTCTGTAGTACATTTATAATCTTTAAATTGCTCTATCTCAGATAAAGCTTTAACTAGTGTTGTTTTTCCAACACTCATTGTTCCACAAAGTCCTATTTTCATGTTATCCTCCTTGTCTAGCGTTATCTCTCATTGCAAGATTTTTGTACCAAGGTAATCCTGTTCTGTCTCGTTTTTTTTCTTTCCATTCTTCTTCAGTATGAAATATACCATAAAGATAATGCTCTCT